ATGTAGGCGTAGTTCCTGTTCCTTTGATTGCTTGGAAGTCGCAGATATAACCAAAGAACGGCTCACCACCAGACCCATTTGCGCCAATGGTTAAAGTTGTATTGCTAAAGTTAGTTGAATTTGAGGCGCTGTTAATTGACACCGCATTTAGGTAAAGAGTCATTGTTCCACTTACCCTTTTAACTGTGACATAAGTCCAAGCATTTAGGGGTACAGCACCTACAGCAGATGTAACAACAAAACCAACAGCGTCTGAATATAAATAAATTGCTCGACTTGCATCTATTGCTAAAGCCCATCCTGATGCCCTTGTGTCAGCAATAGACATATAAGTTGGGGCGGCAGTTAAATAAAACCAAGCATTTAAAGTAAAGTCACCAGTACCAAAAGCGTAAGCACTTTGACTTCCACAACCTAAATAATCCCCACTACCATCAAAGTACCCTGACCCACCAATCACGCTTGTGGAGTAGGCGGTAGAAGCACCAAATGGGTTGAAGCGTTGAACGCTTGGGTTTCCATTGACTGTGATTGCAAAAGCATTGGTGCTGTTATCAATGAAGCGGTTGCTCTGGCAAGTGAGTAGCGATGTGCCAGATATGGCAGTAAGTGGTGTTGTGCTTGGGGTAAATGTTCCAGTGTACAAAGCACTTGTTACTTCTCGCAAGTTTGAAATGTAACCAAAATAATAATATGTGGTAGTAGTAGCATTTGCAATTCTGCGATCAGTAGAATTTAAATTAGTTGTATTTGAATTTGAAGAACCTGAAGCAACACCATTTACATATAGTTGACAAGTGCCAGAGTTTCTTACAAGTGCAACGTGATTCCAAGCATTTATTGCAATTGAATTAGCGGCAGAAGAAACTACCAATGATGCTTGGTAAACCTCAATAACCTTACCATACTGAAACACGCCAAAACCAGAAGTAGCACTGCCTCCCGGTATACGAGTATCGTATACGCATCTATATGTAACTGTCTCGTCTAAAGGATAAATCCAAAATTCAAATGTTACGTCTCCAGTACTAAGATTAACGCCTGTTGACGTAAAATAATCTCCTGACCCATCAAAGTAATTAGACCAATTAGACCCATAAGGCGAGAAAGAACCTTGGGTTGTATTGCCGTTGCGGGTAATAGAAAAGGTGTTTGAACTGCTGTCTAAGAACGTATTGTTTTGTGCGCCATTAGTCCCATCACCATGTAAGAGCATAGTGACGTAGTTAAATTGTGCGTCTGGGGGTGGGTTACCAGCAATAGGCCATTGATTTAATTTTCTCCAGTAAGCCTGTTGGTCAAGCGTCCAGATACCCGAAGCCGTACTTGTCTCGTATGGGCCGCTAGGTACGACTGGGGTTTTACTGATAATACCGCCCGGAAATTGTTTGCTCATAATTGGTTCTCGCTATTACGTTTTGCCAATGCTTGCGCTTTTTTGGTTTGACTAATTTTAAGCCGTGTCTCTGCGCTTCTTGGCCCTAAAGCTTTAGCCGCCTCACTCATTTTTCGCTTAGTTTCATCACTAACAAAACGACCCAACATAGACTGCCGCATATTCTCACAGTGTTCAGGTGTTAACTTCTTGCCCGTCAATGATTTGCTAATCTTTTGACGTTGTTCAGCAGATATGGTTTTTCCAATGTTAGCGGCACGGAGCTTATCGCACAACTCCTGCGAACGTTTCTTGCCCTTGTGACTTGCACCTATTTTGTCTCTATGTTCCTGTGTAAACGTTTTTCCAAACCAAGGGTGGTTTTCTCCAGCTAAAGCCGCTACTGGGCCTTCACCACCACCGCAGATGTTGTACCCATTGGGTGTGAGTGTGTTGTATGTCTCAATTAGCTTGGCTTCTAACTCCAAACAGTATCTGCGATCTGCTACCACCAACACATTAAAAGCAAAATTATCTTTGCCGTAGTGCTGTATTGCGTTTTTAACATACGACTTAATATACAATTTTGGTGTGCAGTGCGCCTTAAAACGTTCCTTGGTGTTAGCCGTAACCCCGATGTACTGCATCCCATTCACCTTGTTGGTGATGGAATATACGCAAGTGCCGCCGGGGTACTGTTTAGACATTAGTCACCTCAATCCAAGATGTTGTTGGCTCGTCCCAATTGTATAAACCAACCTGTGGTCTAGCAACTGGAGCTTCCCAATTGCAAGTTGTTTCATTTAAAACCCAAGATGCAAAAGGCTGTGGTGGGATAAAAGCATCTCGGCCTGCATCGTATGTGTAGCCAATACCAGCGTAGTTTTTGCGATAAGGTGTGCCGCCATTGTTGTGAACGCCGCCATAGGTGTTGTAGCTTGTGCGCTTGCAAGTCTGACCACGAAATTGACCGTAGTGTTGTTCCCAATCAATGCCGCCTTCGCCTTCGTCTTTACCAACGATGACTTCGGTAACAATGTTGTTTGAATCTAAAAATGCGTAATGTGCCATGTTTGTTCCTTAGACAGTAACTGTTCCTGTGCCAGCGGTGAATGTGTAAATAGTGTTGCCACCAGAAGTTGTCTTGGTGTAAGTTAAACCGCCGCCAATGGATGTTAAATCAGCATTTGATGATGGATAGGAAATAATGACAACACCAGAGCCACCAGCACCCATATTTCCACCGTATGTACCACCGCCACCGCCGCCAGTATTTGCAGTCCCAGAAGTTGCTGTTGAAGACACACCACCAGCACCGCCTCCACCTGCACCACCAGTGCCGGGGACTCGCCCACCTCCTGATTGTGTACCACCTCCACCACCACCGCTATAAGTTACAGATGAGCCAGTAATGGATGATGCTGACCCAGCACCGCCGTTACCACCGCCAGTGCTTGGGCCTGCGTTACCGCCAACTGCACCAGCACCGCCGCCGCCGCCACCAGCGGCATAAGTTGCACCATCAGTAGACCAAGTTCCACCGTCGTTACCTTGGCCCACAGTCCCAGTACCGGGAGAGCCATTAGTGCCGCCAGCGCCAGAACCTCCATTGCGAACCGCCCCGCCCGTGGCCCCCGCTCCGCCGCCAGTAGAAGTAATAGAACTAAAAACTGAATTATTTCCAGCGTTTCCATCAATTCCAGAGCCACCAGCAACGGCCGCCCCGCCTGCGCCAACTGTGACTGTAAATGATGCACCAATGCTAAAACCAGATGCTGTTCTATAACCGCCAGCACCACCACCTCCAGCATAACCGCCGCCAGAACCACCGCCAGCAACCACAAGGTAGTCAACTGATGTTGGAGCAACGGGAATACCAGTCCAAGTGCCAGCCGCAATAGCTTGCATCTGCTGTCTTAATGTCCATGATCCTGAATAATTAGGCATTCTTTATCCTTAGACAGTAACCGTGCCTGTACCGGCTGTAAATGTATATATGGTGTTTCCACCAGAAGTTGTTTTAGCGTAGGTCAACCCACCACCAATAGATGTTAAGTCAGGATACGTTGAAGGATAAGAAATAATTACAACGCCTGAACCGCCATTACCGCCATTGCGAAAATCCCCCCCGTTATTACCAGCACCGCCGCCGCCGCCGCCGCCAGTATTTACAGTACCGGCAAAACCATTACCTTCACCAGCGGCTGTACCCGGCCCACCGCCACCAAGACCTCCTTGGCCTACTGTACCACCCGCGTCATTGTTGCCACCGCCACCGCCGCCCGCTAAATAATAAATTCCACCGCTTAGAAAACCAGTTGTTGACCCTGATATTGGATTAGCCGCACCCGCACCGCCGTTACCACCCTTTGTATTATTTCCTTGTGCGCCCACTGCACTTGCGCCACCACCGCCACCTCCGCCATTACCCACATTATTACCACCATTGTTTCCTTGAGATGGGCTTGTACTTGGCGTGTTACCCGCACCACCAGAGCCGCTTGTGTATCCACCCGCACCGCCGCCAGAACCGCCAGAATTACCATTTGCTTGTGCAGTGCTTCCATTGCCGCCCGCAAAACCGCCGCCCGCAGAAGTTATAGAAGAAAATACTGAATTACTACCATTACTTGGCGCAGTAGTTCCAACAACACCCCCTCCACCGCCTGCACCAACAGTTACTGTAAATGAACTAGGAGGAGTAAAAGATGACCCATTTCTAAATCCACCTGCGCCACCACCACCGCCATCCCATGCGCCACCGCCGCCGCCACCAGCAACAACAAGATAATTAACCGCAAGAGGAGGCACAGGAGTTGCACTGTTACTCGCCGCACTAGATGGGCCTGTGCCGTAAGCATTTGTAGCTACAACAGTAAACGTATAAGCCGTGCCGTCTGACAAACCACTAACTGTAATTGGAGAAGATGCGCCTGTGCCTGTAGCCCCACCGGGAGTGGCAGTTGCTGTGTATCCAGTGATGGCTCCACCGCCTATATTAGCAGGGGCAGTAAAAGCTACAGAAACAGAACTAGTACCCGCCGTAGCCGTGCCAATGGTAGGCGCATTAGGTACTTTCAACCCGTTATAGGAAGCGGTGAGAAATCCACCTTGGTAGCGACTGGACATCTTCTACCCCGATCAAGAAATTACTTCGTAGCTAATTGTGTATGTGATACCACTGGCTGTACCAGATGTCACAATGATGGATGAACCTTCCATTAAGTAAATGGCGGTTGTTTTGTCTGCCACAATCAATGAAGCATCAGCAGGGACAGACACTGTAGACACGATTGGGTAAGCTGTACCGCTAGATGGAGCAGAGCCTTGAGCTTGAGCGCCGTTAGTGTAGATAGCCACAGTAGTGTCCACAGCCGAAGTGCCGTTTACGTTAGCCGCAACAATCTGATTGATCTTGAAGACCTGACCGCTAGAAGCGGCGTTAGGAACCAAAACCACTGCGGTTGTTGCGCTAGGTGTGAGGTATGTAGTTGTGCCTGACGCTGTGGTCGCGGCGAAAAGATTTGGATTTGCCATGATAGTTCCTTAAAAGCCAAAGACCATTGCGATAGCCGTTGCTCTCGCTTGAGATACACCA